TTAGCTAAAACACTGGAGCATTTAAGAAATGTCGCTATATCTACTAATGATGAATGGGCTGAGCGCCTTGGTATCCCTCCTTCTGCTGCTATCACTTGTGTCAAACCTAGTGGCACTGTCTCCCAACTTGTTGATTCTGCTAGTGGGATACATGCTCGTCACAGCCCTTATTACATCCGCACAGTGCGTGGAGACAATAAAGACCCACTTACGAAATTCCTAGTGGATCAGGGTGTACCCAACGAGCCTGACGTAATGAAGCCAGACAATACAACGGTCTTTAGCTTCCCACAGAAAGCTCCAGCAGGTGCAGTAACACGTAATGACATGACTGCCATTGAACAACTAGAGATGTGGCTTACGTATCAACGACACTGGTGCGAACATAAACCTAGTATTACTGTGTCAGTACGTGACTCTGAGTGGGTATCTGTAGGTGCTTTTGTGTATGAGCATTTCGACGAGATGTCTGGTGTGTCGTTCCTACCACATAGTGACCATACATACCAACAGGCACCCTATCAGGATTGCGAGAAGTCTGACTATGAAACTTTGTTGTCGTTAATGCCAACAGAGATCGACTGGTCTAAACTGACAGACTACGAGAAAGAGGACAATACAGCATCAATGCAAACACTAGCTTGCTCTGGTGATTCATGCGAAATCGTAGACCTGACGTAGGTAAAGTACCTTCGCCCTGCGTACTCATCTGTCGAATAGAAGATGGTGAGTGCGTGGGGTGTAAGAGAACTATAGATGAGATACGAGATTGGATAATCATGTCTGAGTATGAACAAAATAAACTATTGCGTGAATTAGACTGGAGAAAGAATGTACGTGATCATAAGCCGTGACCAATGTAACTTTTGTGATAGTGCCAAAGCCTTGTTAAAAGGAAAAGGGTTACCATATACAGAATACAACATACAGTCACCCAGTAGTAAATGGTTACTGTACTTATTAAAGAGGTCTAGCATTACAACTGTTCCTCAAATCTTTAACACAAAAGGCACATATATTGGTGGCTATACAGAACTGAAAGAGTGGTTAGATGACAAAGGTCAGAAAGAGTTTTAATCGTGCTTTGTATGAGGCATACGACGAAAAGGCTAAACAGGCTTTGGTGTCGTACTTAATTAAGAAGAAGCATGAGATTGTAAACACCGAAGAGAACTACTTTGTGGATGTAATCTCTCAGAAGCATGGCTACACTTATTTTAATGAGGCAGAGGTTAAGGTAGCATGGGATGGGGACTGGCCTAGTCACTGGACAGAGATACGCATTCCTGAACGAAAACAGAGGCTCTTAGACAAGTATGAAGGACAGAATGGTGTTCTTAATTTCTATGTGTTCCGTAAAGACTTGAAGAAGGCATGGAGAATTAAAGATACCTTGCTAACCAAGGAAAGTCTTAAAGAGGCTAGGGGTAGAAATATACGTAAGGGCGAACTGTTCTTTCATATACCTTTTACCGAAGCTGAACTTGTGAGTGTTTAATGGATGACTTCCCCGAAAAAACTAAACGTACCCGACGAAAAACCAACTATAAAGGCGCAGAGAAAAAGCAAACTTCTGGTCTTGTGCCTAGAACAGATCGTCAAAAGGAACTTATAGATGCTCTTAAAACACACAGTCAGGTCTTTATCCTTGGCCCTGCGGGAACTGGGAAAACGTATGTTACGGCGACTTATGCTGCCGACCTCTACACGACGAAAGAGATTGATAAAATCGTCATCACAAGACCTCACGTTGCCGTAGGTAAAGAGTTAGGGTTTCTTAAAGGTGACTTACAGGAAAAGACTATGCCTTGGGCATTACCTGTCTTAGACGTATTGGAGAAACATCTTGGGAAAGGAACTGTCGAAACTGCAATCAAGAATGGTAATATTGAAATGGCACCTCTTGCACTTATGCGTGGGCGTAGCTTCGATAATGCCTTCATAATTGTCGATGAAACACAAAATATAACGACACATGAGCTTAAGATGCTCTTGACACGAGTAGGTGAAGACACCACTATAGTACTTAATGGTGATGTACAACAGTCAGACCTGAAAGAAGCTGATGGTCTGTCTAAAGTTATTCACCTAGCAAAGAAACATATGTTGCCTGTACCGATTATTGAGTTTGGTGTAGATGACATTATACGATCCGACATCTGCGCACAGTGGGTGAAAGTCTTTATGAAGGAGAACTTGTGATGGAAACAATATTCTATGGTACATGTATTGCTATCTGTGGATTTATAATGGGCTATATTGTTGGTTATGGCAAAGGCCACGACGATATGGAGAAGATTTACAGAGATGTCTACAGTAACAAGGATAACTTATGATAAGTGGAAGTGAGATGCCCGACAACGTAAACAACCCTGCACACTATGGTACAGGCTCTATTGAGTGTATTGAATACATCAAGGACTTCCTGACAGATGAGGAACTGACAGGATACTACCGTGGGAATGTAGCCAAGTACTTACACCGATGGCGATACAAGAATGGAGTAGAAGACCTTAAGAAAGCCCGATGGTATCTAGAAGCATTAATACAACAACAGGAACGCAAATGAGTGTAGTAGAAGGTATTTTATTAATTAGCCTATTAGCTAATGCATACTGCTTAAGAAAGATAACCAAAGCAGAGGCAGATATAGAAATGCTGTATGAAGGTACGGCAATGTGTATGAACAAATTAGGTCTATCCGAAGAGTAGACACAAAAAGACCCCTGAGTCCAACTAAGGATTCAGGGGTTTAGTTTATGCAGAGTATGGATATTTTATTCTTTACGTCTGAATAGCTTAAGTAAGCCTCTTCCAATTTCAGACGGTGATGGGGCTAACCACCCCAATACTAATAGTATTAATAGCAGGGGGTCAATCTCAGTATTATTTGTAGTACTATTATCTTGTTGTATATTCTCTACTGGCCCTTCTGGTCGTAATACTGGTCTTACACTACGATCAATGCTTGTGTTTACACCTTGGTTATTCTCTTTACCAAGCTGTGTATTAGCAGCTACGTTAGTCCCACCAGTAGGAATTAGGGATGTTAACCCACAACTACTTAACGTTGACGTTAGTAGAACTACGATTATCAGACGACTTACCATTTACATATATCCCAAAGAAACCTGCCCCTGCACCTACGATAACCGACACAAACCCTGCTTGAGCATTTGTAGGGTCAGGTAAGTCCATAAACCATGTTGTCGTTTTATAGAAAGCAAAGCCATAAAGTGTAATAATCATACGAGGCCAAATGCGCCACTTATCTAGCCACTCTGGTGTTATAGACATTCTGTGCTATCCTTTTACTTCTAGTAATAATAAGTATCTTACCCTTGTCATCATAAACGTAGTACTTATTATTCTTCCTAATCATTTTACCAAGTAGATTATAAAACCAAGAATACCTATACCAACAATTAACAGTGCGATAGTCACAGTCCAAGTGATTATCTCTTGTATAATCTCTGCCTTACGGTATTCTTGCTCTCGTTTCTCTTTACGTATTCTTGCCTCAGTACGGACTAATTCATCCCATGCTGATGGCCCGTATATGAAACTTATATGCTGACGTAGCTCTTCTCTCATGGACTCTGCTTTACGTTTGGCATTCCAAACTTCTAGAGCTTCAGCTTCTACAGACCCACTTAAAGATTTCCACCAAGGTGGATTATTTGTTTGTTTCTCTGCCTGACCTAAGTCTGACATTGCACCTGCCCATTGAGATAACTGACCGTGCATATCTTGCAAGTCTTTCCCGACAGCAATGCCCTTCTTGATAGCATTGAAAGCGACTGTAGCACCACCAATGATCGTAACTGGGTCTAACATTTACCATCCCCTAATAGTCGGGCATAATGACTTCGGGTTTTAGTTAGCTCTACTTCTCATCATAGACTCTACAGACTTACGAATAGAATTTATGTTTTCGTCAATACGACCTAACATGACAGCCTGTGACTGAGTAAGTTTCTCTAGTTCCATAAGGCGTAGCTCATGCCTAGCTATTTCTCTTGTATTGGCTTCTACGTTAGAGTCAAGACTAGAGACATACCACACTAAAGCTATTGTCTGCATCAGTATTGCTAGGATAAATGAGATAGGAACACTTTTAGATAAGTGCCAAGATTCATTCTCGTTAGTCATTTGGGTAAGCCTTCCAACTCAACTCAAAGTGTGGCCCATCAGGGAAGTTTTCCCAGTCAGCACCGCAAGTAATCTCAATGTCTAGTTCTTCGGCAGCAGCCTTCATAGCATCGACAATAGGGTAGAAGTATTCCCAGTCCCACGACACAGGATAAGGCACTAGATCAACTGCATGACCTGTTAGGTGACGAGAGTTCATTGTAGTAGATTTACCTGTCTTCACAAGTTCTCTCTGACGGTTAATATGACGAATACCCTCAAGGACACTGAAGTCCTGCTCTGAGAGTTCGATTGCCCGTTTAACGACAGCAACCATATCAGGATGTACACCTGATAGTTTCTGTAAGCTACGTGTCCCTAGTTTATATCCCATGTTTGCTCCTGTTAGTCCATTCTTCCAAGAATAAATGTAGATTGTATAATTGCAGGATCACCATAAGTGTATGTTCCAGCATTGTAAGTATAAACTACATTCTTCCAAGTTGTGTTTGCAGTTCTCTCGATATAGTTTGTAAATCTTTGTCCATTAGACTGAGTATTATACTCTTGACCTGCTGCATAAATACTGAAGGGAGGTAGACAGACCCAGTTTATAGTAGAGCTTGAACTTGTTACTGTACTATTTTCAGTCAACCTGTTGGCAAAAGTATCTATGTGAGCAAACTTTTCATTTGTCAGGTGGATAGTATTCCCACTGGCATCATAAACTTGCATACCATAGCCACCAGTTGTTGGTGTAAAGTCTGTAAGAGGTCTTATAATAGAATAACTGAGACTAGAAAGATTAGTCAGTACTGGCATTTCATACGCAAGGCCAGTTGGGTATCCAGTGTTTAGTATTGTCGGGTTACCGATAGTTATCTTGTCGTTAACACTTGGGAGTTTAAAGAATACTAGAGCATTTTCTCCTTCTGTCTCAGAGAACAAAGCGTCATTTTGCCTATCGTACCCATTTCTTATTAGTTTCATTCTCCAATAAACATTGTCTCCTCTATTACTTGTTGCAGTAGGATCGACATTTGAATGGTCTTTTAGGCATTCGTAAACTAAAGTGTTTGCTACAACAGAAGATGTTTTTGCAACATAATCTCCCACAACATAACTTGTTGAGCTATTCCATAAGGTAACATTTGTACGTTCACTATAATCATGCTTAAAAAAGTCAGACAAATAATAGGCATAATTTAGGGAAGACACTTTGGAAAAGTTAGTAACTGTTGTTCCAGTTGCATCATAGCTAAGTGTACCACTTTTAGAAACGTAGTACGCAGTGCCTTCAGTGTCTAGTATTTTTACACCAGCACCGTTTATTATCTCTACTCCGTAAGCCAAGACTAAGCCTTTATCTTTACTATTGTAAAATCTACCCTTAAAATACTATCACTAGAGCCTTTAGTTATAGTTAAGCTGTCCCAATAATCCGTATACCAAGTTAACTTAGCTTTGTTATCACTGGTATCTAATTCAAAAGCGTCTACAAGGTCTAACCCAAAACTAGCAGCGTCTGATAAACCCCAATGATTTGAATGAACCTCATCTGTATCTTTTGCAAACCAAGCCTCAGTTACAAAGTATACATCTGTCGCAGGATCATAATTAATACCTAAACTAGAGAAAGTGCCATACTCATAACTCTGGTCTTTGTACAAAGTAATAGAACTAGCGGTGGAATACAGGCTGTGTGTCTCTTTTGGCCTTACACTATAAATATCTGTCAGATCAGTTAAACCTGAGGATGTATTAATCTGAATACCATATGACATTAAGCTAAGTTCCCAATCTTAACTCGCACGACATTTGAACTATCATAAACTTGAATACGATCATCTTTTAGTTCTAGTCTGGCACCAGATGCAGCAGAAGATAGTGTACCAATGGTTAGACCTAGAGTAGAGATTTGAGTACTCTCTAGTCTGTCTGCTGTAATAGTACCAGCAACAATAAGATCACCGTCTATAAATTCTTCTTGCTCATTCCAAGTGTCGCTAGTCGCATCGTATATCCATACATTTTGTGCTGTAGGATTACTAACAGTACCTGTATAGAACCACGCTTGGTCACGATCTACTGGATCAAACAAAGCTGAAGTAAACTCTGAATCAGCTCCTGAACTTGTAGTGGGTAGACTAGTGACACCTACGTACCAACGACCAGCACCACGAGGGCCATCGTCTCCTGCTAGACCATCGTCTCCATCAACACCATCGTCACCTACATACTTAACAAAAGTTTGCCCAGTTACAGGTAGCGTGGGGGTTGAGGTAGCCTCAAAGAATGTTACAAAGGTTTTGCCTGTTGAGCTAAACGACTGGCTAGTACCACTAGCATCATCAGCGTAAATTGGGTAAATACTTTGTCCTGTATCTCCGTCCTCGCCTACGAACTTAACAAAAGTTCCTGACACTGGCAGTGTAGGCGCAGTACCTGTGTACTCAACGTATTGTACAAACTCTTTACCAGAAGAGCTTAGTGACTGATTAGTACCACTAGCATCATCAGCATAAACTACAAGAACAGACGCACCGTCTGCCCCATCTACAAGTTCAGCGTTAGTAGTAACATTAGTCTCAGTAGAGTATGCACTTTCGTTACCTGTACGGTCTACAGCCTTAACACGATAGTAGTATTGAGTAGCATCAGCTAAACCACCATCAGTGAAGATATTAGAAAAGGTAACACCAACCTCTGTTGTAGGGCTAGTGGTAGTGCCACGATACACACGATAGTACTTAAGGTCAGTTAAGGCAGAGGCATCAGTGTTAGTTGTAGGCTCAGTCCAAGTTACTGTAGCTGTACGATAGCCCCCTGTAGCAGATATAGTATTTAATGCATCACCATTAGCATCAGTATCAGGAGCATTGGGTGTAGTATTATCAGCAGTAGCAGCAATACCTACAGCACTGGTTACTGTAGTTCCTGAGACACCTAGATAGTTGTATGGGGTAACACGATAGAGGTATGTCTTACCAGTCTCTGTTGGAGATAACCTAAAGGTAGTCCCTGATGTTGTCGTAGGGTTATATGTTACACCTGCATCAGTAGACCATTCAAAGACATAGTAGTCAATACGAGAGGGATCAGTAGCTGTCCAAGAGAAGTCAATAAAGGGGACAGCAGTACCATCTGAGTTCATAGCATTACTAGAGAATGGGCTATCTAGAGTTACTGCTGGTACATCAAATGGTGATAACAACGTAGTGTTGTCTCTCTCGTAGACTGCACCATCATCTTCTTCGTCGAAGGCAGTTTCAGCAGTCTCACGTAGAGTCATATCTACAAAAAGCTCAGAGTCTTGACCTACGTTAAATGTCCAAGAGACAACTTCAAAAGGTTTAGACGACCAACCCATACGAGAGTTAGTTAGGTTAACGACATCACCAACCTGCAACTGAAAGGCTTTCATACCAAAACTAGCAGATACTGTAAGCTGTTGTCTGTGTCGTTCTAAAGTAATTCTAGCCAGACGACGAGCAGTAACACTGTTGTCAGTAAATGCTAAAGGCAGGTCTACAACATTCTTTTGACCATTGTCAGCCTCTATAAACGTGTTAGTAGAATCATCTTTAGGAAACTGTGTGTAATCAGTCTCTATGTAATTACTCTCGATACCTTTAAAAGTACCTTTAATAGTGTTAAAGTTATCACGAGATGAATGACGAGTATTAATAGTTATACCAGAACGTAAGTCATCTTCGTCAAGAGTTACTGTAGGAGCATACCACTTAGCTGCTTTAATACGCCACTTACCTTGAGCATACCATAAAGTACCACCCATAGAGGTAAGCATATCTTCTAGAACATCAGCAGGTTTAGTGTTTGTTGTGAAAGAACCATTTAAGGTAAATTTCTTTGCTCCTACAGTAATTGTCTCTCCCCAGATACTCTGGTCTTGAGAGTAATCTGCGGTTTCATCACAAGCCTCTGCTGCCGATGTAAATAAGGTATCATCAATAGCACTTGAGTCTTCACCTAAACCGTAAGTACTGGTAGTTAAATAGTCACGTACACAAAGGGCAGGGTTGTCAGACCAAGCTGTAGTCTCTGTACTTGGGTCATAAACCTTCTTACCTTTGATGGTAGCTTGTATCTCTGGGATACCATTAGGGAATGCACTCGTATCGTATTTCATACGAATATATGCATAAGATATCCCAGTCAGTTTGTGAGCAGATGTCCAACCAGCATCTACAGGTCTATTAGGAGAACTACCAAAACTAATAGGAGTATTGTTATCAGAACCACCCCTCCTTAGTTGTATGTTCATAATATTGTTGAACAAGGTAGGGTTTGGTGAGGATGTATAACCTTTTACTAGGACTTCAGTGATTAGCTGTGCGTTAAGTTGTGTAAACTCGTCTGCATCACCAGTTTCACTTAGTAGGTGTGTAACATTCCCTGAGCTGTCAATAACAGCCTTCTTATCACCTACCCAAATCTCCTCAAAAGACTCAATCTCATGTCCTGTAAAAGCAAGAACCATGTGAAGGTATGCATTGTCTGTACCAGTAGTAGCCTTAAAGACTTCCACCCCAGCTACACGAGTTTTACCATAGACTACTTGATGATCTAAAGCTGCCCCACGAGCAGTTACAGTATAACCAGTAGCTTTTGGTAAACTAGGCTTAGGAGCTAATGCACGTAAAACCGCAGCACCACCTACAATAGCTGTTGTACCAACTAGGAAAGCAGCCGTACTTGATGCCTGAATAGCAAGCGCACCAAGTATCTTAAAACCAACACTAACAGCAACCTGTGGCATTACTTAACTCTCCAATACATCTCTAGTTCTGGGTCAAGGGGGATAAACTCTAGTCCCTCATTTCCAATATAGACCCCATGTCTACCTGATACAAACCCTAATAAATACCCTGTTGTACTGTCGTTAAGTTCTGGTCTAGCTACAATACAACCTTGTGATGGGTACTTACGTTTTCTTTCGTAGTACTTATCCAATAGAGATGGTAAGTCTTTTACATTATGCTTCTTGAAGAATTTGACGACAGTCCTCTTAGCTGAACTTTCGTCATTGTATTCCCAGTTTTCTTCTTGGTCAAAGAAAGTCCCGCCAATATAGTTTACACCCTGACAGACAAACCTAATGCAATCTAAAGAACCCCACTCAAACTTACTGTGTCTGTGGAGTTCAATGTAATCATTTAAGTTAGCCATTCGGCCCCCAGACAAATTCTTTAAGTTGTAATGACTCTACATACTCAAGACCTTTATCTGAACTATCGATAGTCTTCTGGAACTCATTAGTATATCTAGCAACCCTAGCCCTTTCTAGCATCACTAGTTTGTTCTCAAGGCTAAGACCAATACTAGAACCTTCAGGCTGTTCATCAATGGTCATACGATCCATGAAACCAGAAAATACTTCAGTCATAGAAGTTAGTTGTGTTTCTAGAAATATCTTTGCGCCACTCTCAAGCAGGATATAATTATCACTCTCTGTCTTGAGAGCATCAACAACAAATAGACCAAGGTAAATCTTACCTACACGCCCCTGATAAGGCTCACTGAGAGCCAAAGAGAGTACAGATGAGGGGATACCACTAAGAGTAACTTTAGCACCCTTAGCGGCTACCTCTGCGGTTTCTTCGATTGGTGATATGTCGAGGAGTTCTCCCGCACCAACCCAAGAGTTACCCTCAAATACAAGAGTGCCTGAGCCTGTCCAAAGGTATAAGGTATTTTCACCTGTGTAACCAACTTCACTAGGTCTAGTTCCATCCGTATCATCAAACTGTAATTCTACAGCAGTGAACGGATAGATTACATCTTGCTCTAGGTTGTTTGAAACAGCAGTGGACAGGTCTCTTGACATTTACTTAAGCCTCTTCAGGTTTCTGCTCTAGGGCATCCTTAAGCATCTTCATGAATGCCTCACGACCAACACGTAGTTGAGTTAAGTTAAACTCTGCTGATGCAATCTTACTGTCGAGTGAACCTAAGTGGTTAATGCAAATCTTTGCTTCGTCAGATAGTTCACTCTCTTTGTATTCAACGTCATCAATAACGACCTTTTTCTCTTCGGTAGTCATATCAGTCTCCTTTTGTGTTACTCAGCCGCCCAAGGCATACCGCTGAGTGAGGTTGGGTTTGCTAGTGCATCCAGCTTTGTTTGGATTGCAGCCTCGGTATCTTCTTTGTTAACCTGACCATGCACCCAGCCTAAGACTGTGGCCTCTGTCAGATCAGCATATGCCACCCAGCCATCCGCAGATGGGTCAGGTGAATGTGATGTTGTGCCGTAGGAACGTGCAGAGTTTCCATCTGCGTCTGTACCCAAGCAATACCAGTGCGCAGTTGTTACGCCTTGGTCAGCATCGTTGTTGTATTCTAGGTTTAAAATAGACCATGTGAATGTGGTTGCCATTGTATTACTCCTGTGCGGCTAAATGGGCGGCATAAGCATCCTTAACCGCTTGTGTATGTACTGCGTTACAGATGGCTTGCACCTCTGTGCTTTCACCTGTGATGTCTGCATCTGGTGCGACGACATGGCGTGAGAATGATCGGCTGATCTCTACACCGTCACGCTTGATGACCGTGGCTGTACGCACCTGAACGTGCTTGAAGTCGCCTACGATCTCTATTTTGTCTTGTACTGTTTCTTCTGTTAAGGCCAATGTTTTTCTCCTTGTTGTCCGTTAGAGCTATCCAACTCTAATATTAAGAATGGTCTTTAATATACTGTATTGCGTTTTGTAACACTTTAGCATCTTCTTTAAAAGCACCTATACCTACATTACATTGATGGCAGAGTAATGCTCTAATTTTCCCTGTAGTATGGCAGTGGTCTACATGTGCTACGTTTGCTTTTCTATCTTCAGGTGCATACAAGTCTACATCAATACGACAGATAGCACACTTACCGCCTTGATCTTCGTACATACCTACAAATTCATCTAACTCTATACCGTACCGCCATCTTACATTTCTACCACGTACAGTCAGTCTAGTATCTTTTGGTCTACACTCTTTGCATGTGCCTCTAACACCGTGTATTCCTGTAGGATTCTTGGCAAAGTCAGAGATAGGTTTTGTTTGACTACAAGTTCTACACTCTTTAACTAGTGCCATCGTTTATCTCCTGTGATGGTTGGACTGACTACCCTGTGATCCAACAGGGGTGG